GGCTCGCGTCCTTCCTGCATCTCGAACTGAGCCAGGTCCGGCATACCCATCTTCTCTGCAAGCTTCGCCTTTTCCATCGGATCGAGAGTATCCCAACTCATAGAAAGACTGATCTTCACCTCTTCCGGTGGGGGCTGCTTCATAGCTTCCAGGGTTTCCAGTATCTCTTTCTTATCCCTAAGCTGAGAGAGTCTCACAAGGATCGGCATCATTGCCATGGACATATTCGGAGGCATGTTCACAGACTTAAGGAAGTCAGCGATCATGGAGAACTGTTCATTCTGTATCGTAGTAGTCTCCGGCATATCTGCCACGTTCACATCGAAGGTAAGCTCTTTGAGTTGTGCTATATGACCAGATGTAAGTGCTACCCTCTTTGTCGCCTGGAGAGAATCGGTAATGTTAAAGACCATCTCATCTTTGAAGTATTGTTTAATGAGAGAATATAATTGCCTTGCCAAGAGTTTCCTGGTCCTGCGGAGATTATCAAAGATGGATACGATTACTATGTCCTCAGCGGCCTGTTTTCTTTGAAGCTGCTGGTTACTGCGTATCTCCTGTCTTACTCCCTGGTCTGCACCTGCTATCCTCTTGATTGCCTGTTTGCTTTCTTCGAGGAGTTGCATCTGAGACTGAGCAAGCTCTACGTTTGTTTCAGTAGAAAACTCATAGCCCTTCCTGTGTTCAATAACACCATCTGGACGAGCCATCTGCTCGCGGAGCATGTCTATGCTCTTTACTCCGCCTTCTTCGGTAATAGCCCTATTTGTCGATAATAGATGTAGAGCCTTTGATCTCCGTTTATTGATCTCCATCTGTACCGACTTTAATGCCCGGATGACACCCATAGGCTCCCCGTCCTTTTTCCTTGAAGCAAAGAATGGTATGAACGGGAATAGTCCGTGTTCGTATGGGGAGTCACTTGATTCAAGTATTCCCCCGGCACACCACACGACCATCTTTATGGATACCGTGTCTCTCTCGATTATCTGGTGATCTGGATTCTCCTTCTTGAGAGCACCTATCTTCTTCTTCGAGGATTTGGTTATATCTACTATCTCCCCGCCTATAACCATGCTCTGTTTCTTTTCTCTCTTCTTGTACCAGGTCTCGATGAGTCTTATCCTCTGGTTCTTATCGTCAAAGTAATTATCCTTTTTGAAGGATGTTATGTGTGAGGTAACCGGGTCTGCATTCTTCGATGACATAAGCTCATTGATCTTCCCCGGATAAAGGTTTTTCGCATCGGAGAGGTTGACCCACTTAGTCCTGTGGACAAAGTTTGCATCTGACCAGTCGTAACGCTTCGAGTAGGGATCGGGATAGACGTTGAGACAGTCTTCATATTTGAGGGTGACCTTCGGGTATTGCTCATCGAGCTTTACTCCGGTCTCGATTACACCGAAGCCGCACTTAATGCCATCAACGAATGAGTCCTTTTCTTCATATTCAAAGTCGGTCTGTTGCTGAACGTAGAGCGCGAGATCAGAGAGTACCTGGCCGGTCTCTTCGTCCTGCTCCATGTTCCTGCCGACAAAAGATATACGGGTCCTCTGTTGTGTGTACTGACCATCAATCTTATCGATGATCGGCTTGATCTCATTCTCTACCGTAGGTGGCTGGCCTCTGTCGGTCAACTCCTGTATCTCAGCGGAGGTCCACTGAGTACCCTCATAAAACTCAAAGTCCTCCTGAGCATCCTTCCTGAAGTTTACCCAGGCGGGATGCATGAGACTTGACTCAAAGTACCCAAGGACTAAATCGTATTGTTCCTGATCTTTCTCTTCCATTACACCATCCTTTTTATGCATGACTTCAAACGAAGGGAGAAGAATGGACTCTCATTGTCACAAGCTCTCCACTCGGTCCACTCCATGCCATCTTCTGAATACCTAACCCTGTCGTACAGACAATCGACATCAATAAAAAAGAAAAGTATCTGATCGTTGATAACAATAGCTGCCGGGGCGGAGAAGCCAACCTCTGTCTGTGTTATTGCATCCTGGTCAATGAGCACTCCTTTATCGATGGGAATATACTCAGCCGATAACGGTGCTGCCAATAAAGTGAGGGCTAATAATGTTTCTTTAATCATTAGACTACCTTCCAGCTTTTTGGTTTTGTATCTGAACGCTTACTCCTCTGCTCGTACCAACGAGAGTTTTTCAGGAGTAGGCGGTAAAGATTCTCCATCATATGATCGTCCTTGTCTGCGGGGTTTCCTTCTTCGTCATACATGTACCCCTCGATCTCGAATATCGTCCTCTTCAGATCATCGAAGAAGAAGATGGACGGTTCCTTATTTGGACCACACAAATGGTTTCGGACCTCCAGTATTCCAGAGGTCTTAGCCTTAACTGCACACTCTAAGGGAAGGCCGTGTGCTGTGAGCACCTTCTCTACCTTGTTATAGGTGGAGTTTTCTACGATGTAGGCCTCGTCTTTATCGACATTAGAGTCTGCTTTGGAGAGTGGGTCTATGAGAATATTCTCAACTCGCAGTGAGTTTGCGGATATGATCCTGCAAATCTGTTCTGCTATGTATGTGCCGTCTCCGTGTTCCCAAATCTCATAACATACGTATCTATAATTCCTTGGATCAGTGGCGATGAATAGTGCTGCCTGCCTCTCCCTGGGGTGGATGTCTATCGCTATGTCAACGATCCAGTCGAGGGGGATGGCGAACCTCTTCTTGAGGTGCGTTTGGCGGTTATATGTCGGATATACGAGTCCAGACATATAGGATGGTATACCCATCAACCTGGCCTGTTTTTCCTCGTCCGTTAAGGTCTTTGCAAATTGGTCGACACCTTCCTGGGTGAGTCCGTATCCCACATTTACGGAGATGTCTCCGTTGATGTTGAATACCGACATATCCGGGGAGCCGTCTTCGTTTACCGCCTTGATTACTTCCCTGTCTACCCAGGCTTCCTTCAGGAGTGTCATACAAAAGAGTTCCCGACCCCTCCGGTCTATAAGACCTCTGGCATTAGCCACTCGGATGTCCCTCTTTGGCGGCTCATCATATATAATGAGATCGCCGGACCATCCCTCGTGGAGGTCGGACTCCTGTTTGTTGGACATGATCTCCAGCGTGGAGCCTGTTTCCTCGTCTATCCAGTAAAACTCTATACCTTCATTGTTCTTTTTCTTCTTTAATGACCGCTTCTTGGGCCACCACTTATTAAGTTCCGGTTCAACAACGGCCTTGATGTGCTTCGCCCAATCTTGCCCCACATATCTGACCTTTCGGGGCAGTTTGTGGTTGAAATGTATGTCCTTTCCGTTCCATAGCCACTTACCGAAGAGGGTAGAGAGTGCAATTACGGTCCCTATGGTCGTCTTTCCGATCCGGTTGGCCCCGGTGAAGGTGAAAATCTTGAATCTTTGGTCATCCCAGGCGTTCAGGAGCTTACCTTGGGCCGGATTTGGCCCTTTGAAGCCCTTCTTTGGGTCCGTAATCCCGAAAAACTCAAGTCGATTGTCTACTACGTACTGATCTGCCTTCTTCTGAGCTGCTGCGAGTCGAATCTTGGCAGCCTTTAGCTTGTCGAAGTCGGATTGTACCGGTGTCTTAGGGGGCATACTCCTCCGTATCCTGTATCCGGTAGTAAGAGAAGTCGAGCCAGGCCGTAAAGCTTAATATAGTGGCCATCAGAACAGTAAAAATCGCAAGTTTAGCAAGCACTTCCAATATCTTTCTTATCAAGACGGTTGAACTCCTTTTGTTAAGTCGCGAAAAAATGGTTAACAAGTCGAGTCGCTTAGCTGTGGGGGGCGCCTTTAAGTAAAAAATGCCCTGCGTAGGATATAATATATATATATATATAGTAGAGACCCCCGGACCCCCGGCACCCCGGTGGCCCTTAAATACCTTGGTATATTAATACGTTAGGATATTAGGCTGAGGGTGCAGGCTGCTATGACTGTGTGTATGTATAGTGCTATGTTATTCAAGTAGACTATAATATGTATAGTGTTATTAAAGTATAGTTGAGTAACATAGGTATACTACCTCTCACCCTATACCCATAACCCCATATAGATTATAGTAATTCCCCTTCTACCTCTTCTTCATGTCCGTCTGTATGGCCGGAACCGGGGAGGATCAGGGATTGCAGCTCCTCTATTTCCTTCTCGGCAGCATCGATCTCTTGAGTGAGATCGGCATAGGCTACATTACTTGTGGACTGGCCGCGCTGTAGGCGGTTCGAGTCGAAGACCTGCTTGAAGGCATAGGCCACGTTGTTCAGGCTGGCCTTTTCAAGCTTTTCCTTGTCAGTGAGTTTTTTAGCCAACTCTGCTTCGACCGAAGATAGGATCAGGTGTTTGGTCTCTTCATATGCGTCAATCTCAGGCTTTGAGAGCATCATACCCTTAAAACTCTTAAGGGCATAATCGACCGTTTGTGCACGTACTCCAAAGTATTTTCCAACATCTGCTAAACTGAGACCCTTTATATATCTA